CTTTCCCGCTGCCCATTTTATCCGTCAGCGCTACGAAGTCTTTGCGGGACGCGAAGAAGAGCCGGAAATCTGGCGTGACATCTACACCGACATCCCCATGCCGGATGCGCCGAAGAATGTTTCCGTCCTCGAAATGGGACCGGGCGGCGTAGTTGTTGATGAAGTGTTGGAAGGTGGCGAGGTCAAGTTTGCCTCTGTCTTGTCTAGCAATTTCACTATTCCCATGAAACGGTATGCGTTTGGCCTTGAGTATTCGGAAGACGTACTCATCTATAATCAGGTCAACTTTATGCCCCTGATTGAACGTGCAGCAGGCCGGGCGTTTAGCGCGAAAATGAACGCTATCCATATTGACCCGATCATCAATTTTGTCTATCCCGCCACTAACTCAGTTGCTGCCAGCGCCGACGGCACGGGTGTTATTGAGAAAACGATCCGTACACTGGAAGACGCGATTGTAGAAGCCGAAACCGACACGGCTAATCCGCGCTATGGTCCCTACGTACTACTAGTGGGCAGCGGCTCGCGCTTCCGTATTGAACGTGCGTTAAGCCGCGTCCCTCAACAGAACTTTGAGAACCAGTCCGGCGCAATTGACATGATTTCTAAAGTGATCGTGTACAAAGGTTGGACGGGTAAACGTGGCGCAAAAGTCACCACGTATGCGGGTGTCCCTGCAAACACCGCCTTCCTGATTTCGCTGGCAAACCGGGACTCCGATTTCCAAAGCATCCTGAAAAGTGACCTGCACACGGATGAAGGCAACGCCGATGTGTCACGCTTCATCAAAGACCAAACGGTCTGGTCGCTTATTCGTGGCGTTTATGCGAACCCGCTTCGCGCCGTTCAGAAAATTGCCCTACCCGCGTCTTAATAGGGTCGCTCATTGTCATTTCCTACAGGGGTTTAGGCTTTGGCTTAAACCCCTGTATTGCATAAGGGGTCAAGCATGAACGAAATTATCAACCTCGCCGCGCCTAACTGGTCGCCTGCTGATAGCTATGGTAGACTAGCTTGCGAACTGGCAAGCCGGCTTGTTGTTTCCGGTGTGCATGTTAACCGGATGGGTGATGCCAGCGATGTGTATATCAAACCCGCTATGGGGGGGATTTTGATGGGCTGGCCTACCAATTTTAAGGGGTACGGGTGGTGGATGCAAGCGGGAGTGAAGATTGCAATAACCATGTGGGAGTCTACCCAGCTTCCGCCCGAATGGGCTGCCATCCTCAATACCTTTGATGCCGTTATCTTGCCTGCTCGTTTCCTCGTTGACGTATTCCGCGATAACGGGGTGACAGCGCCTTTGTACGTTATCCCGCTGGGTGTGAGTGACGAGTTCCAGTACACACGGCGACCCGTTGACCGTTCCCCCGTGCGCCTGCTGACGATTGCAGATCGCGGGTATCGGAAGGGGTCGCATGAGGTCGCGTATGCCTTTCAACGGGCATTTGGCGATTCAAAGCATGTCCAGTTGACGATGAAGGCGCGACGATTCCCTATTCGGATTACCAACCCCAACATTGAAGTGCTTGAATCCGATATGACAAATACGCAAATGGCAATGCTGTACGCCCAATGTGATGCGATGTTCTTTGCCGGACGTGAGGGTTTCGGGTTGCCGCCGCGTGAGTTTGCCGCAACTGGTGCGCCTGCTTTTGCCCTTGATTGGGGCGGGACGACTGATGACTTGGGGCTATGGGGTTATCCGCTCACATCAACGATGGAAAGCGCTTGGTCTGACAACGCCGCGCTGCGCGGGTTAGGCGAATGGGGCAAAGCAGACGTTGACGATATGGCAACCCAGATGACCGACTTCGTAGATCACCGCCAGCGCTATCTTGAGGAAGCGCATGATAAGGCGTTGTATGCCAGCGCACGGTATTCGTGGAAACAGTTCACAGATAGCGTTTGCGCCGTCTGGCAGCACGTCAAGGAGGTAAGTCGTGGCACCCACCGAATTACAGCGTAACCGACTGCGTAGGAACGTTGGCGCAACGGGCGCGAATATGCCTGCGGATGTCATTGACGATTACTATGTACAGGCCAACGGCAAATACAGCGGGAATACATCCGCGATAGAGGCTTGCGTCCGCATACTGGCTATCCGTGACCTTCGGGCGCTGGCAGTCAAGGATGTTGATTACGACCAGAATGATGCGAGTGAAAAATTATCCCAAGTGTTCGCTAACCTCAGTAAACTGGAATCCACGTATGCAGGCGAACTGGATATGGCAGTCGCGGATGCGAGTTCGTCCGTGCGCTGGGGCGCGTTGGCGGGTGGGCGACCACGTAAACGTAGAGAATGGCCTGATGCATGAGCCAAGATATTAGCTACGGAAATTGGCTTAACGGCGGTGAGGATACGATTAGTAATGAACGCCGCGCCGCCCGTGTCTGGGCGCTCATCCAACGCACTCCCGCATCCATCATCGTTGACCGAAACCAAGTCTTACTCACCGCGCAAACCGTCCGCGTAGAACCTGATAGCGGCGGACAGGAAGCCAAAGGCTACGCCGGGTCATCCGGTAAACAGATGGCGATGGTCTTCGGTGTGCGAGGACACGGGGATGATGATATTCTAGATACCAACCTGCAAAGAGATGACCGCTTTGATTACGGTGGTCAAATCTACCGCGTCGTCAACGTGCAGCACGTTCCCGGCGGGATACAAGCGAAAGCCGAAAGCATGGATAGCTGATGTCAGCAAACACGACGCGATGGGCGGGTGTAGACGGTATCCTCAGCGCGATGACTGAATACGAGAACCGGACACGGTATGCAGTGAATCAGGTTGCCGTGTACTTTAGCGGGGTGCTGGAAGCATATGCGAAAGAAAACGCAAACTGGGAAGACAGAACAGGGAATGCAAGACAGACACTCACAAGTTACGTGGCCGACCTTTCGCAGAATACGGTAGTTTTGTACTTGTCTCACGGAGTTGAATACGGGATTTACCTTGAAGTCTGTCATGGCGGCGCTTATCAAATTTTATGGCCTTCGATTGAATCCCACCTACCCGCGATTAAGCAAATGTTGGACGGCATATTCCGTTAAAGTAAAATAGTTGTCACGGTAGAATTTTTGTGCTACCATAATACTTAAATCTTGAGCGCCTTGAGCGCCGTAAACTTTTAACCACAGAACGCCGTAGAGTGTCTAACATTCTACGGCGTTTTACGTTTACCGGGAAAACAGCGAATCAATGGCAACACAGCGAGCAGCGTTCAAAGCGATCCTAGCATCCGATACCACGCCAACGGTTGGCTTGCTTGCTATCCTACCGGGCGGGGTGTTGGACGCAGCGGAAACGATTGATGGCGACGGGTGGCGCAACGTGCCGAAATCGGTCAGCAAGACGCGGATTTCGCCGTTTGCCGTTATCCGTTGGCAGGCTTCCACAGTTTACCAGCCTTCGGTAGTTGGTTCGGAACGGCAGACGGCAGAGGTCTATTTTTACCAGCCTCAAGGTTATGACCTTATTGAGAGAGCGATCACTCGCGTTAAGGTGCTGCTGCATCGCAAGTATACGACCACTGATGACCGCGCCATCCTGTATACGGAATTCGTGTACGCCAGCGGCGAGTTGTATGACGGAACGATGGAACTAGGCGGGGCTTCCTGCCAGTTTGCGCGATTTATGAATTACTTCATTCGGAGTTAGAGGAGAAAGATCATGGCTGAACCACTTTTTGGAGAGGTACTTTACAACCCAACCGCGTTGATTGTAGCGGCACTCAGCAGTAGCAACGTCTACGGTACACCTGTAGAAGTCACCCGGTTTGACACGGCTGATTGGGACTATGAAGCAATGAATGACGAACTGATGAGCGGTGGGTTAATCACTGACTTGCTTTCAATCATCACCAAGGTAACAGGGACCATTAAAGAGGCCAGTATCAACCGCGCCGCGCTGACCGTGTTAACAGGTGACACGTCGTCTGGCAGCGGGACAACACCAAACCAAGTGAATACGATGGATTTCAAGGTTGGCGGGGCAGGCTTACCTTACTTTGGTTGTATCTTGCGCTTCGAGGCGCTGTACGGGGCAAACGTGTTAGTCGGGATGCCAAAATGCAAACTGGATTCCACGCCTGCGTTTGCGGTTGAACAGAACGCTTTCCGGCGCGGTGAAGCTAGCTTTAGCGCCATCGCAGCAGGCACAACATCAAATAGCCCGATCCGCCTGAGAAGCCACGAAACCGCCGCCGCTATCCCGATTTCTCAGGTTAACTTTCAGGCGTTCTTTACAGGGATGTTCTCATAATGACGACACCTGCAAGCCAGTGGCAACGGCAAGCTGAAGAACTCGAACTCCCGTCAGGACGGGTCGTCAAGGCACGAAAGCCTGACCTAATGGACATCCTCATGAGTGAACATAACGGGGATGTGCCTGACTTCCTGACGGCGCAGGTTTTAGCGCAGTTCAAAGGTAAGAAACCCAAAAAAGAGGAAACGGACACGGTTGATATGGGCTTAGAAGACCTCACGAAGATGGGGCGATTTATTGACCGTGTAACCCGCGAAGCTTTCATTGAACCCCGTATTTCAGAAAACGGGCATCCTGATTACGAAAACGGTGAAATCAGTATCCATGACGTGAGCCGCCCAGACAAGATGTTTGTCTACAACTGGGCAATGCCTGCAAGCGAGACAGCGAAAGCCAAATCCTTTCGTAAAGAACCACAGCCAGATGTGGAGGCTGTACCAGAACAGTAAAGACTTCGGCAGCCGTCCGGCAACCGTCATCGGTTTACAAGATACGTGGGTCGCTTACCAATTCGATAGCGCCGTCGGGTATCTAGGGCGGTATGTTGAAATCAAGATGGAAGAATATGAGGGTAAGGGCAAACACCGCAAACGGAAGTGGACGGTTGAACAGGTACTCGCCGGACGCGCCGAAGCCTCCAAGATGATGAATGGCTTAATCGCTCAGTTTATCGCAAGCGGGTTAGAGTCAACTTAAGGATACAACGACGGCAGCGAAGGGCTGCCGTTTCTTTTTGTAGAAAATATGTGCTAGAATAATAAAGAGAACATTTAGAGCGCCTTGAGCGCCACAAGTTTAAATTCCTGAACGCCGTAGAGTGTCTTAGACATTCTGCGGCGTTTTTTGTTTTGAAGGAAAAGATCAATGTCGGCTTCTGGCGGCGGTGTCAATTTAGGCGTGGCCTACGTTTCTATCGAGATGAATCTCGACGGGTTGCGTTCCAGCATGTCGCAAGCAAAAAACATCTTCTCAGACGGCTTGCAAGGTATTGGCGACAGCATCCCCAGCGCGGGTCAAAGCATGATGCAACTTGGCGGCAATATTACCGCGCTTACTGCACCGCTTTCGACTTTCGGAGTCGCCGCCATTAGTAGCGCCATCCAGTTTGACGAGTCGATGACCAATATTGGCGCGGTCATGGGGGTGACTCGCGAAGAAATTACCGCAATAGGAAACGAACTGCAAGCCTTTGGCGAGGGTACACGGGCGGGACCGCAATCGGTAGCCGATGCTTTCTACGACATCGTTGGCGGCGTTACCGATGCTACGACCCACATGGCGATCTTGGAAGCCGCCAACCGGACAGCGGAAGCAGGCAACGCTGATTTAGGCGAGACTACCAACGCCATGATTTCAATCATGAACAGCTATGGTTTTAGCGCTGAGGAGGCAGCATTTGCCAGCGACGTACTGACGCGGACAGTCGGGGCTGGGGTTGGCACCATGGGGGAGTTCGCTAGTGCATTGCCCCAAGTTACGGGGCTTGCCAACGCGATGGGTATTGAATTTGATGATCTAGCAGCCCAAGCCGCTTACTTGACTACGCAAGGTAACACAGCATCGCAATCCGCGACTCAGTTGGGCGCTATGATGACAACGCTCCAAAACCCGACACAGGCACTCGCTGACGTTATACACGGTCTTGGCTACGAAAACGGACAAGCATTAGTTGATGCAAAGGGGCTTTCCGGCGCGTATGCCGAAATCAGGCGGGCGGCGGGCGGGTCATTTGATGGCATTATCACGAATACGGAAGCCTTACGCGGCGCAACGGCGTTAGCTTCCGATACGTTTGTTGAGTTTGCCGATAACTTCACAAGTGCAGTTGACGGGTCAACAGTAGCCGCGCAAGCCACCCAAAACCAGAGTTTTGCCGCGCAACTTGACCTCGTGAAATCGGCCTTTCAAAACCTGAGCATCACCGTTGGCGAGGTATTCTTACCCGTCCTTACGGATATGCTTGACGGCATCGCCCCAATCATTCGCGGTATCGGAAAATTTGCTACCGAAAACCCCGCCCTTGTCCGCACGTTGGGCATGGTTGCGGCGGCAGTGGCAGCGGTTGGCGCTGTCCTCATCCCGCTCGGCATGGCGTTAAGTGCGGCGGGGGGATTAATCGGCAGCTTGGGCGCGGGGTTCGGGTTACTGTTATCGCCGATTGGGTTACTGGTCGCAGCGGTAGCAGCAATTGGCCTCGCGTTTGCGACAAACTTTGGCGGCATACGGGATATTGTGCAGCCAATTATTGATAACATTATTGCCGCTATTGATTATCTTGTTATAGGTATCGGTTTATTTATTGAAGACATTCAAAATCTAGGGCTTGGCGAAGCGATTAAAAAGGCATTTCTTGGCGATGCTGACGGCGGCGGTTGGGTAGAGGGTGTAATCGCAACCTTTCTAGGGGCGGGTGGGCAAGCGGTTGGTATCATGCGCGAGATTGCCGTAGCTATATCAACCGCGCTCGGCAATGTGGCAACCTTCGTTATTGACCAAGTTATCCCCGCTCTTCAGCAGTTCGCTAACTGGTTTCTCGTTGACGTGTTGCCACAAGTCATCACTTTTGTTACCGGAACTATTATCCCGGCAATCCAGAGTTTCTTTGACTTTTTAGGCCAAATATGGGCAATCGCCGCCCCTGCGCTCATGTCGCTGGCAGACTGGTTTCTCGTCTCCGCGTTACCCGCTATTCAGCAATTTATTTCTGGCGTGGTTATCCCGTTCATTACGGATTTTATCGCGGTGCTGGTTCGCATCTGGAATGATGTAAGCCCGTTCCTTATCCAGTTATTCGATTGGTTTGTGAATACCGGACTGCCGCTTGTCATCTCTTACATCAATGGCGTAGTCATTCCTGCTGTGCAGGGGTTTATCAACATATTGGCGGTGATTTGGGCAACGGTAAGCCCTGTCCTTACGCAGCTTTACGATTGGTTTATTGTCACGGCGCTACCCGCGATTATGACCTTCATTGAGGGACCAATGACGACAGCCATTCAGGGCTTCATCACCCTGTTAACGGGTATCTGGACAGCGGTGTCGCCGGGATTGCAAAGCCTAAGAGATGGCTTTCAGGGGGTCTTTGACTGGATTAAAACCAATGTGATAGACCCGTTTTTGGGGGTCATTAATGACATTGTGTTAAGGGTGCAGGATGCCGCTTACGACGTAAACAATTTTCTCGGACGTGCTGAGGGGATGCGCCCCTCCGACTTGGCAGCGTTTCAAGAGAGTATCAGCGGTGCAGGAGCTTTCGGCGCTCCGGCTGTTATACCCGGACGCGCTCTCGGCGGCGATGTCATGGGCGGGATGCCGTACATGG